AAAAGCTGCAATGAGGTGACCATCGAGGCGGTAGTCGGGGTAGAGATATACCCTATCCCAGGCGGGATCACGTAAATACCGGCCAAAGTCAGCGTCACCAGGTTGGGCAACTGGAAATAGCAGTCCGGGGTATCAACGGCGGTCCCGTAAGGCGGTTGCGGATAAAACGGGGTCACTCCGCTGAAGGTAGATAACCCAAGGTTCGTGGTTCCCCAAGCGACCGGAAACGGTATCGGTGACGCACTTGGGTTTTCTAGTAAAATTCCAACACCTGGCAGTGGCATAATGTTCTTTGTTGTTTTAGAGTGGCACTTCGTTTGCGCTAGTCGCGGCAGAGTTGATCAGGTAAGCGGCCATCTTAGCGCTTCCTTTGTCCATGACTTCCTGGACAGCTTGGTAAAAGTTAGGATGCGTACACACGCCCCAAGGCGCGGTCACGGTCCAGACAAGCATCCCGGCATAAGCACCGGACCCGCCCGGAGTTGTCGAGGCACACGCTAAATTGAATGAAGCTGGAGCGGCCATTGGTTAGATGGTAATTGAGTTGTAACCGGTAATCACCGCGCAGCTCTTGGGCTTAATCAGGGTCAAGGCCAGGACGATAAAGACCAGCCCCAAAAAACCAATTTGATTGACGGGCGTCAAAGGTACAAAATCGATCACTTCCCATTGAGCTTCCTCGTGTATCCGCATGGCCAGATAATTGGTGTTGATCAGATACATAGTGCCATCCGGGCAGTACGGGTCCATGTAGATTGGTACCCCGGCTACTTCGATGGCGCGGAAGGCGGAATTATAGGTCTCGCCTTTTTCCTGGTTTGGGTAGTAGCGCTCTAGCCCGAGGAAATCTTGGGCGAGCAAAGCCCATGTTCCAGGGCTTGTAATGCCGAAATCAGGCGTTTCTCCCTGAGCCTTTGCGCTTCCAACAATGTACTGCATAACGTTAGCCCTTGAGGGGTTAACCGATCCCGCAGCGTATCGCTTAGCTTTCCAGTCAGTGAAAGTTGTACGGTTAATTCCAGCATAGACGTTGAGGTTTGTTCCATCGTCGATGGCTCCGTTGATCCCGATGATTTGAAGGGGGTTAAGCGTGGCCGTGACCCCGTTGAGATAGAGAGCTTGCGCGAGCAGATCGCGCATCGCGTTACCGGCATCGGTCAAGCGCAAATCCAGAATGTCCTGAATCTTCTGCTTGTCTTGGATCAGAATTTCAGACCCAAAGATCGGAATGGGTACGACCGCCCAGTCCATCGACCAAGCTGCTTGCTGCAAGCCTTGCACGTTGGTCGCGGCGGTGAAGCTCCCCTGAAACCCCGTCCACTGCGGCATGACAAAACCTTGCATCTGGACGTTGGCCAAAAATGAATCGACACCACCGGCTTCCAGTGCCGCATTGGCCAAGAGCCCGCAGATCAGGGGCGATGAATTGTATATTTGCACAACCCCTTTATCTAAGATTGCTCTTCTAGTGATGTAGGTGAGCTGCGTGCCGAGCGCGCCAGCGGGAAGATAACCTTGACCTAATGGCATAAAAATGTTCTAGCGGTAACTAAATGTGCGTAACTGGTATGATCTATTCTTTGAGGTAAGCGCCGCTCCTTACTTTGTCGTAAGCGTCATCAAAGGTCTTTTGCCAAGCGCTTTGGCCTGGACGTTTGAACACGCCTTTAAATCTGTCGTTAAAGTTTTTGCGCTCTTCGCGCATCGACTTGGATCGCGAGGTGCCGCCGATGCCCAGCCCCGACGGTTTCAGAGGAGCTTTGAGGGCGGCATAGTATTTCGCGGCCACCTTGTAATCTGGCATCCCTTCGTCTTTGATGAGCTTTTCAACTTCGGCAATGTCTTCGTCATCGAAGTTGTAGGGAGGACCGGATAGTTCGTCACGCTGACCCTTGTACTTGTCGTTAAGATCTGCACGCAAACGAGCTTCTTCGAGGGCGGCGATTTTTTCGTCCCGTGCTTTGAGTTCGGCTTCGAGTTTGGAATTGATCTTTTCCTCGTTATCCAGATCCGGGGTCGCGGCAGTTGGGACAGCTTTCTTTAAGACCTTCTGAAACTCTTTACGGATCTCAGGGTCTTTAGTCATGGCGGCGTGCCATGCCCGGTACTGTTTAAGCTCTTCTTCAGGGTCCATTTATTTCTTGCCAACCCGCATGGTCCGTTGAGCGAAGGCGCGTGGAGCAACTTTAGATTTTACCAGGGAAGCTATTTGGGGAATGACTGGCGGGCAGATCAGATCGCGATCAACCTGGTTATCGTCTGTCGGCCGGCGCGTTGAAAAGGTTTGTGGTTTTCTCATTTGTTTTTTCCTGCGGTTAAAACTTTGGTTGACCCCATCCGCCGCCCGTACATTTCCTTGTCGAGCGCGCTTCCCCGATAAACGCCTTTCGATGCTGGCACGGTGCCGTCGTTGGTCGAGGCGTTCTCAGTATAAGACTTGAGATTAGGGACTTTCATTGGGTGCCGGCCATCGTGGGGATTGGCCCTCGGTTAGGTTGCGGCATCCCGGGCTGGCCGCCGCCAGGCCCGCCCGCCCGCGCCTGCATGGCGCGCTGCATCAAGGCCGACATCGCAGAGTTCTTGTCACCATCCTCTTTACCGCCGCCGCCGAAAGTGGCCAAAGCGTTAAGGGCTTTTTGCACCGCCTTGCCTTCGTCAGAGTTAAGCTCGAAAGCCGGGAAGATTTCCCGGTGCAAAGTGTGAACGATCAGTTTTAGTTTGGCGCGCGCCATCGCTTGCTGGCCAAGAGCCGGGACAGCTTGACTAGCGGGTGCGCCTTGAGGGGGGAGAGTCCCGCCGCCGCCTTGCGGCGATGGTGGGGGAGAAACGGCTGAATTGTCAGGTGGAGGTGGTTGCCCACCTTGATCGCCGCCTGTCATGTCTTCAGCCATTTCCCAGTTGAATCCTACTGGTCAGACTAGCTGACGGTCAGATTCTTTAATTATTTCCGGCGACCTCTTCGGTGCCTACGAAACGAAGGAAGTTCCATAGTATCTCCTTGGTTTAGGTTTGTCGGGCTCGCCCGCGTACGGACGGCCATGTCCCGATTTAAGGACGAATACCCCCTGAATGAGGGTATTGCAATAAATAAAGTAAGCTTAACTAAATAGTCTGTACTGCTTTATTAATTGCGTGCCAATCTCTATGGCACTTGCGACAAAGCCATGTCACGGCAAGCGGCTTTGAATAATCAGCGTGATGGGCCACAGGATTACCTTGATGACACACCGAGCAAACGCCTGGGTTAATCAAGTCCCCTCTTCTAAGAGCATATCGAACGGCATGATTCGCCCTATTTCTGGCTTTTGCTTCGCGTCCATCATGCTCTGGACGCAATAAGAAATGCAGGTTGCGGATCATAAAAGATTACCCAGTATGTTCTTTGTGGAACAATTTGTGGAACACCCTATTGGCCGGCGCTTGATTTGCCGCTTCGCTTGGCCTGCTGTTGCTGCTGAACGACCTGTTGAGCGATCATCTTGGCCATCTCGATCTTGCGAAGTCTGAACTTGATCAGCCCCTTCATTTCTGGGTGGACAAGATCAACGAGAGTAGTCGGGGTAAGCACCCCGGCACGTTGTAGAGCCTCGGCTTTACGCATGTTGTCTTCAACAAAGAGAGGACATTGGCTGTGACCATCAACTTTGATTCTTGCCTCTTCAGGGAACTCGGCGAGAAGGAATGAACGACCGTCTGGGCTTGATAGTTTTTCATCTTCGTATTTGCGTTTGAACTGGTACAGGAGACTGGCTAGTTCTTCGATCTGCTTTTCAACTGTGAGAGCAACTCGGCGGATTGGGGCAGCACCGACGCGCATGAATTGAGAAGCGATCCCCTCCGTACGAGCGCTTTGTTGATCCTGTTTTCCAAACATTGAAGGACGCATCGAGGAATAATCATAAAAGGTATCCCGAATCGTCTCCAGTATTTCGAGAGCTTGAGCAGGTACACTGCGATCCATCTCAACAACGGAAGCTCCAGGCTGACCAAGATAAGCTGTCCCGCCAGCGGTGTTAAGCGCATGGTCAATTTCGTCTGAAAGCCCGCCCATACCCATGATGGCGCGGGGTTTATCGAGTGCCTTTTCAAATGCTTCATCGGTTTTATTGAGTCTGGCTGAATACCAGTTCTGCAACACCTGGAGCCCGTCAACCATCGACCATCCCCAGAAATAATTACGCATCGGGTAGGGGCAAATCTTGACAAACGGCGTGCGCCCCTTGATCCCGTTGCCGCGTTTGACTAGTTGCCCGTTAGGGGCAAACTCGCCGCCGACCAGAAAATCGGCTATGACTCGATCGGCAACCAGTTTAAAGTAACGATAGTCACTAGCGGCATCGTCCCATGCGTACAGCTCATGAATCTTGTAGAGCGGCGCGCCATGCTTGGGTTCATAATTGAATTGCCCAGTAAAGACACCCAGCGGGCTACCGGAAATCGAGGTGTCGCTCGCGCTGGTGGGAAAGATTCGACCGGCTGAGACTGCATCGTTATCTCCGGGTTCAAGTTGTTTCATTATCTCATCCCGATCGGGATGGTTCCACAAAAGAAAGCGCAACTCAGGCTCGCTCAGGTGCGAAGTATGGCTGACCGCCTGCTGTTTAGATAAGGATTTCTGGTCTTCGCGCCAGACCCCGAAATATTCCGGGTTAATATCATAATGGACAATCGAGTTTTTACCGTCACTGCGCGGCTCAACCTGCAAAGATTGGATCGAACATCCTTCAATCAGTCCGTGATCGATGCCAGGCCCCAAGTCGGTATCAATATCAGTGTCAGTCCAGCTATCGTTAATCGAGTCAATGACCGCCTCAATGCGGTCAAACTGGATCTGTTCGACCAACCCCTCGAGTTTATCCTCACCTAGAGCGCTGATTTTATCGATTTCGCCTAGTTTAGACATCACTTCATCGGGTATATCGGCCCAGTTAGCGAGCGCCTGGGGACCTAAATCGGTCCAGAAAATGACACTTTCGGGGGTATAAAGGAAGGCGGAAAGCCGGTCAACGATGGGTTTTATCCGGTTATCCTTGCATTCGATGCCCGAATGCGCCCCGTACTGATAGATATGCCTGAGTGTGCGATAAAAGGACGAGCGTTCCGCCTGGCTTGACCGGCAGATTTCGAGGGTTTCAAGGGCGCGACCGGCACGTTTCTCAGGGTTAACGCTAAATCTCATCTGGTTAGGTCAAAAAACGGCTCAGTCCACCCGCACATTGTCCCATCTGGATCTGGATTCTTGATCCAGTAATCATCAACCTGTCTAATGATACAAACACCAGTATCATAAGTAACCTCGCAATCCCCATATTGCTCGATCTTATCCTGAAGTTCTTTAATGAGTTGGGAGGCTTTCATTCGTTCGGCGTCAGATCCATGCGTTCAGTAGGCACTTGAGACCCCCATGGAACCCCGTTGCGACCATCGGTGGGTTTATCAGGCGGTATCTCGTTGTGACCTGGGGTGAGCGCTGGGGCCTGAAGGCTAACGCCAGGCGGCATTATGGGCGCGTACTCCCGCTGGATCTGGGAAAGCTGCTGTTTGCCCCAACCTGCTCGAATACCATTGTACTCTCCAGAGCCGTAATTGACTTTTGGAGCGCTTCCCGCGTTTGTATAATTCGATATATTGCGCCGCGCAAATTCTCCCTCGATAACCATGTCAATCCGCTTTGCTTTTCCTGAGTTAATTCCCACAGGCGAGTTGAACACTCTTCGAGCGATTTCACCGCACTCTGGACAGATGCCAATTCCTGATTCGAAATCTCCGTGCTCATTGCATTTGAACTCCTTGACGATCACTTTTGATGTTACCGGTTAATTTTTGGAAACTTTCTCGCGCCAATCCAAGAGACGATCCTGAATCAGGTCGCCGATTTTATACTCTTCATCGGTTTTCTCGCGTTCGCGAGCGAATTGCTCACTATCGTAACTGAATTTCCGGCGCGCCTCGGCCCCTTGAAACTTGTAAATCACATGATCCACGTAGATAAGTAAGGCAATTGCCAGTGCCATCACCCGATCATCAGCAGCTGATCCTGCCGACTCCACTTTGCCTGCCCCTGTTCGCACGAGCGACGCACATTCATCCACTAATTCCTTGGAACGAAGAATCAAAATCGGCTTTTCAAAAAAAGTACGGATGGCCTCCATCATTCTGTCCCGATTATCGGGCGTGGTTTTCCAGTGGATCGTCGTAAAAGCTTTCTTGTTTGAGTCAGGCCGCGCGTATATATAGTGCTGGAGCGTTTTAAAATGCCGAACCATGTCAGTTGGATAACTGTCACCGACTCTAGCCTGGACCCTTTGGATTTCCTGGTAAACCTCGTGGCCCCCGCCCTGAACCTCTACGCTGAAGATAGCCTCATTATGGTATGCGCCATAAAGGTAAAGGATGACCCACGCAAGCTGGTATGCCGGCAGGTTTTTACGGGAAAACTCCGCAACCTGTTCTACCTTGTCAGCGTAACACCTCAACACCTGCACACACGCATTGCAGGATTCTTCGGTCGAACCGTGTGCTGGATCTGCACCTATGACATACACAACCCCTACACCAACGCGCGGCGGCTCCCAGACGATGAGGTCGTGCCAACCTGATTTCTCGGGCACCTCAACCATCTTCATTCCCATAAACTCGGCATCGTGCCCTTGTGGAAAGACAAAGCGGAAGTAGCGCGCCTGTTCAAGCGCATTTGCCGCCTCGCCCAGGCGATAGTTAAGGCTCTTCTTGGATAGGAACGGGTTGCCGCTAAACTGGAAAGCAAGCTCGTCGTGGGGTGGATTTTCCTGGTACATCATTTCCAGGTCGCCATTAAACTTCTCAGCCAATGTGTAACGCCACCAGGCCATGTGTTCGGGGGTTATCTCTACGCCGTACCGGCGTTTGACGACGCTCGCCCATCGGCGCTCTTCCTGGTCAAGACCGGGATCGGTTTGCCAATAAACCTTGTATTGCGGGGTGTTCTTCTCATAGCGGAAATCCTCGTGCAACCACCAGCCGACGAAGATCGCCTTTTCCACCGCGCTCCGCTTCGAGGTGTCCCACATGGTTTTAAACATGTTGTGGCCTTGCGCCGTCGATTCAAAGATGAAGAGCCGATTCGGGTTTTTTGTTGCCAGCGACGAGAGTAACGACGCAAGGCCTGCTTGATCTTTCCAAAGTCCAACTTCTGTCCCGTGAACCATGGAGACGCCCATGCCGCGTCCGAGATTACCCACCGATCTTTGGTTCGCATGGCTGAATACCAGCATCGACCGATTCTGCAACGCCACATATTCGTTGTTACTCTTGTCAACCGGGATGTGGAAATCGGGAAATTGGTCCAAACTTTTGATATAATCATTGATGAGTTGGTTAAAGAAGCTGCGCCGTTCGGAATTGTCCGCGATAAAAGAGCCGATCAATCCCTCGTGCCGGAATAGCCAATAAAGCTCAAAGGCCAGGCAGATCGTAGTGACGCGCGCTTGCCGGCATTTTAAGACGGTGAACTGGTGGATCCCTTGTTCAAGCCCCTCAAGGATCTGGTCTATCAAATAGATCTGGGTAGGGGATGGCCGTAGAAAGATGAGCCCGTATTCTTTTGTGGGGATCTTGAGCTTCACCACAAAATTCAAAAAAGTGTCGCGATCGATCACTGTAACCCTGGTGCAGGCTCGTTGGGCTCCGTAGTCATCGGGTTAGAACCCAGATCAGTAGCGACGGCGGCGATAAACGGGTCAATCTCGCCCTGGGAAATGATGTAGATAACCCCATGCGGACAAGAGTAGGTGCCTCGCGACTGAATCACCCCGTTAAGGTATCCAACCAAATTCGCTGCTGAAGTAGCCAGAGCCATAAAATCACACCTCTACCTGAACATCTTTTGTTATATCAAGATCAGGTTTGTTTATTTGGTCTCTCCACAAACCCGGCCTCATCCAAGGTTTTGTTTCTTTCTCAAAGGTTTTCGCCACTGCCCGGCAAGCCTCTTCAGTGGTGTCAGCGTCAAAATCTGCGGTAAACTTCCAGTGAAAATGACATTTCACGCTATTACTGGCGCCACAACCTTGGCCGCCTTAGTCTGGATCGAGGTCGCGGCAACGACCGGGACGGGCGCCGCGGCAGGAACCGGCACAGGCGGGTTAATCGGGACGGGATCCCCGACATTCAAGACAACTTCAGCCGCGCCGCCCTCGCGCCAGGCGCGGATCTGGAGTTCAAGATCGAACAGTAACGGGTTAATCTCGTGTTCCAAGATAATCAGGAGCGGACCGTGTGCGGTATTAAAGGGTCCAAGGTCTTCGGCCCGGCGCAAATGGCGCGCAACAATTTCAGCAGCATCGATTAAAGCCATACTAAACGTACCCCCAGGACTTCAGCCATTCGGCTAAATAATTGAATTGTTCTGATGACATGGTAAAAGAATCCACGCTTGTCGTAAACCGAACGCCGTTGGCACTAGATACAACTGTAACAAGTGGATCGTAATTACTGGGACGACCCCAGGTGTTGCAAATAATATGGAAAGCGTCTTTCCCTCCCACTCCTCTCTTCTCTTCTTGGATTAAAGCCATAAATACCTTTGATATTACCTCAGATGATCTTTAAAATACAGCTTGAGTGTGAGGATCACCCGCAAAAAACAGCCTTTATGCTGGAAAGGGGTAAAACCCGGAGACCGATGGTCGCTGCCAGGAATTAGGGTGGCCCACCTGTAACCAATCAGGAGCCCGTCTGATCCTCACCCGCTTTTTATGTCAACCCTGGAAGATTTAGCGCGCTCGATCGACGCGGCAGCCGAGGCCCAGGTGGCCAGCGTTACCCAGATCCAGGGGGTAATCACCCAGAGCTTGGCCAAGAGTTATAAGTTATCGATCGAAGACTTGAACAATATGCCGATCTTCGGATACGGGCTGGGGGTAGACATCCTTTACGGGCTAGCGACCACGATCCGGGCAACGCTACTCGCCCGCGCGCAACTTTCTCTATTAAACAAAGTCGTCTCTAACATCACTCCGGCAGCCTCAATATCTTTAAGCGCCGGTCAACCGGTAAAGAAATAGGCCATGAAATTTATCGCACTGTTTTTACTAAATATCACCGCGGCTTTTGCCGCGCCTCCCTCTGGGTACACGCTTGTTTTTGATGGCAAGTTTAACACTTATGGGTATGTACCAATCACCAGCGGTTGGAACTTGCTTCCTCCCTATAAGCTAGGGCAGTCCAATACACCGGAATTTTTGGGTCATACTCCCAACGACAAAGATTTCGGGGACGCGTATTTTACAACTCCATCAGACCCTTCAGGGAACCCTTCTCCTTGGTGGGAAGGATGGGGGCAACTGATTTGCTCGCCATATAAAGACAAGACCGGCCATTGGCGAAGCGGCATCATGTCAAGTGCGGACACTCGCGGAGAAGGATTTTCGGCTTCTTTGGGATACTGGGAATGTTCTTTTACTGTTCCAAATCAATCTGGGATCTGGCCTAGTTTTTGGCTGAACGACTTGAAAGATATCCCATACTTGGGCCAACAAACCGGGACACATTACGAGATTGACGTGTGCGAATTGATCGGTCCGAACCATCCGATCGGCTTGATTTCAGACTGGCAAGTCAACCAGCATTACACGGTTAGGAATGTGAACGAAAGCAGGGTCAGCGGGTCTGATAATGTTTATGTCGCTCCCAAGCCGTGGACTGGAACCACCACTAATTCTTTTCAAAGCGGGTCGCATGTATACGCAGTTCTGATCGACGCCGCGCATATCACGTTCTATTACGACGGAGCTCAGACTTTCCAAGTTTCGGCGCCCGCGGACATCGCTTCTCACAGGTTCTACGCCATGATCGATTATGCACTTGGATCAGGTTACCCAGATCCAACCCCTCCATGTAACCCAATGTGGGTGCAGCGATTCCGGTACTATGCACCTCCTTAAAAAATGCCAGACTATAAGGAAATCGACTCAAGCCTGATTGCCGCGGTGGCCCACGAGCAGGACACCCTTTACGTCCAGTTCCATCAGGGCAGGCGGTACGCCTTTGACGGGGTGCCCGAACACGTATTCGAACACCTGATCAACTCGAAAAGCCCTGGAAACTTCTTTCACAGTTACGTGAAGAAGTATTTTAGCGGGCAAGAAGTGACTGACGAGGAGTAATCGGGGTTCCCGGTACCCTCATCCCCAAACCGGGCGCCCCGAAAACTTTTATTGCTACCGGCAGTGATTAGGAAAGGGGCTTGCGGTCTTATTCACCTCGACCGCTCGCACACCTTGGCGCCACTCTGCCGGCCCGTCAGTCGGACACATGGCGAGCTTTTCTGACTACAGGGTGCCACCATTACCCAGAACTTTTATTGCGCAATCGCAGAGCCGGCACTGATCGCGACACTGGTTGCCAGGTCCACGGGCGGGATCGGGGCGGTAATCGGAACAGCTAAAGAGCCGGTTAGCTTGGTCGTATCATCGCCAAGAACCGCGTTCTCGCTCGCGCTCACATTAACCGTCCCTACTGATCCGGCCACGGGTAGGAGCCACATACTGAACTGCCCGGCGGGCGGTACGGGATCGGTTGGGCTGAGCGCCGCCAAAGTGGCAAGTGCGGGGTTATCAACAACGAATACCGGCGGCGCGGTAAAAGAAACCTGCACGCCTTTAGCGTCAAGAGCCTGAGCGGTAATCAATACTTTTTGGGTGTTATCCATAATTTACTTTTTGTGAAGGTTAATGGTCGCCCCGACACGACTCGAACGTGTGACGCGCTGCGTTCTGCCAGCAGTTTCGCCCGCTATTCTCTCCACCCGGTTCACGGGGCTACTGGCAAAATAGCACACCACAATATACGAGCGCCATACCTTTAAAGTTGTGTTCCGGTATTATTTGATGGATACTGGCCTTCGAGTAGTTTGTTTGGTCATATGGCCCCGTTGCAGCAGATTCCGGGATGTTTCAGTTGCAACGGGGACTTTCTTTTGATATGATCTGTGCCGATCAGACATTAGTGTAATTGCATCATCGGCCCGCCGTGACTGAGCGTCCTGGAAAAATTCTTGTTGCGGCGGGCTTTTGCATTTGATATGATCGGGTCATGTCTAATCCAGGACGACCGCAAAAAGTAGAGCCAGAAAACTGGTCTCTGGAAACCACCTCCCAAGACGACCCCACCTTGCCACATCCGCGCGGAACCTCCAAAAAGGATAAACCAGTCAACCACGCCGAAGAGCTGCACTTGAAGCTTACGCGCCAAAACGGCGGCCTGGTCAAGGAAGAGTGGGAATGGATAAAGGTCGGGGGAAAGATGGTCCCGATTTTCAGCAGGTACGTGGTAGACAAAGAATGAGTAGGGGTTGTAGAGAACGCAGACAAAGGGGCGGAAACCAGTTCTCATCTTTCTCATTCGACTTTAAGCCAGGCCAGAAAGAAACGTTTTTCAAAAATGGAGGCAGGTCGATCCCTTCCCAATTAAACCCATTAGAAGAGCGCGACGGTTCGGATCTGTTGTTCAGATCTAACTTTAGCGGGCGGGGCGCAGACGCATTTGACGTGCCGAATAGGTGCGGTGTCTGACTCGTAGAACCTACGCATGCGGGTTCTATCCCCGCTCCCTTGGAAGGAGGTAATACTTGCGTTTAGCTTGGCAGAACAATTGTGCACCGGAAAACCTTGGGGGTCGGGGGTCCGGTGGTCCGGAGCAATCACTTCCGATCTGGCTCACACGCCACACCCGTTACGATCAAATGAAAACAAACAAAAAAAATGACACCGATGGGAAGATCGATACTGATCTTCTGAACAACGCCCTAAGTTCTTTGTTGAATCCGGCACGATTGTCCCCGCCAGCGCCTAACGTCCTATCTCAGATGCCGGCAGGCATGCTGGGTTACAAGGATCGCAAAGCGGCCGAACAAGCCCAAGCCTCGCTCGATCGTGACGCAACCAAACTCGCCGCAGAACCCGAAGCAAGACGCCAGCAGTTTATCGCCTCAATCAAACGCGCCTTCCCACATATCGATGTCGATTTTCTCGCCGCCCAGACCAAGCCCTGGAACGTTCTCGAGTTTAAAGAACGCGTCGCCCAAGCTCAACACAGTTACCTCAAAGAGCGCTATAGCGGGTTCCTAAGAGGGTGAACTCAAAACATACCTAGTAATTTTTTTGTAGGGCACAAACACAGTGACCACCTCGGAAAATTCGGGAGCGCGTGCCCACGCATTTGTGCAGTCCGACCATCCCGCGCGATCGACGCAAGTGCCTCAGGATCAACACCTCAGTTCCTATTTTATACGATCATCGTTGTATGATGTTATGACAGAAAGCGTTGATTACAAACGAGTTACAACGATTGGTAAAATGCACGTTCGAAGGTTATTTGTGCATTGCGATTGCATGTGAGCTAGAGTAAACAGCAACAGGACACCTTCCATGCGCGCGCGCGTCTTCTTAGACAGCCCATTAGACGTACAGCGCTGTGTCTGGCTGTTGCTTTGGATGTTCAGTCAGAGTGAAGACGGTGTTGTGTACGGTCGAGCGATCAAGCGTGCGTGCCGTCTGTTAAAGACGATGCACGAGTTCAGGGATAACCGATCACACTGGATTTTAGACAAAGAGTGGCGAGCTCGTCTCAAGCTAGCGGGCTTGGACCCTAACGATCCATTCCGAATCGTTAATCAAAGGCGGTGGGACAACGCTTGGGAACAATTGATCACCACGGGTACGTTTCGGGACGACCGGGCAAGGCAAGACATAGCGACAGGGAAGAAGAGCCCTCGAGCTGCGGCGCGTGTGAAGGCTATTGCGTTAGCTCCCAAGAAGGCTGAACAGACGTTTAACGAGTTCTTGCCCAACGAGTTAAAGCGCAAGTTGCGAGGCAAGAAATAATATCACTTGACAAGCTTAGCGGCTTAGTATAAGGTGAGTGTCATGAAGACAAATAACCAACTAACCGCAAGACAATACGCGCAACTGCGAGCAAACGAGACTGGAACGGCATATATCGTTTCAGGATGGGACGATCTAAATGGGAGACACGAGCGGGCACTCTGGGATTGCCCCGACAATCGAAAGGCAATTGAGCTGCTGGGCGATACTCTTTACTTCGTCGCACAAGCCAGGAAAGCACAATGACGCCCGCCATCCGCGCTTATCTGCGCCAGATCGGTTCCCGCGGCGGCCAAGCCAACAAAGGAACCGCTAAGGCGCACGAGCGGGCTAGTAAAGCCGCTAAAGCGCGCTGGGCTAAAGCTAAAGAAAAGGAACAAAAACAATGGAATCAGCAACAATAGAGTACACCGGAACAAGTCACTCCCTGACCTGGGAACAATCTGAATACTCAGATAAATGGATAAATCACAGTCACTTAAAAGGATGGATTGATGGGCATGAGATACCAGGATATTTCTTTACCCTCGATTCATTAAAGCTCTACGCAATAAGAGTGCTGGTATGCAACCATCATGACCTAATTCCTGAAGCGCTGGGCTAAAGCT